AGAAGATAATGTACCTACAGATGTAATATTGGTTTGTGCTGCTGTTTGCAGCGTACCTGTAACCTGATTAAAAATAGCATTACCTGTTGTGCCACTAAACACTTCACTACTATTTGTTGCTGCTGTAAAAACAGTAAACGCACTAGCACTATCATCATAGCCAAAAAAGCCAAGTCTTGCTGAAGAGCCATCATGGTATCTAAACTCAATGCCTCTATCTTTGTTATCGTCAGAGCCTGGTGCAGTATCTCCACCTAGAGTAAAGATAGGATCATCAATGGTTACTGTTGTACTATTAACTGTTGTTGTTGTGCCATTTACAGTTAGATCACCTGTAACATTTAGATTGTCATTAATCGTTACTTCTGAAGTAGAATGACCAATACTAACAGGCACACCACTTGTAGCTGTACCTATGGTAATACCATTGCTTGTATTAGAATTATCAATGTTTAATGTACTTGTACTATCCAGGCTAATATTCGAGCCATCTACAACCAACGTACCATCTATATCTGTATCATCCAAATTAGTTGTACCAGCAATGTCAGCATCACCAGATACATCTAATGATCCAGCATCTAATTCACCTGTCAGCGTAACATTACGAAAGCCTGTAATATCTTTATTGGTATCAACAATTGCTGCTTTACTAGCAGATACTATACCAGCTGTAATATCGTCAATTGCTTCTAGGTCATTTTCATTAATAGCAGCATTACCAATTGTAAAACCTGTAGCTGTAACTGTAGATGCAAAATGCGCTGTACCTGTATTGGTCATGTATAATCTTGGATTACCATCACCATCAGAAAGGACAATATAGTTGTCAGATGTTCTAATGTCTAAGCCACCCTCATTACCATCAAAACCACCAACAATAGTATTTTTACTACCAGATGTTATGTGATAACCAGCTATTACACCAAGAAAAGTATTGTATGTTCCACTATCTAAACTATATCCAGCACGATTACCTAAAGCTGTATTGTTTGCAGCAAAACTTACAGCTGATGCTTCACTACTTGTAAGCTGTAAAGAGTATAATGTTTCGTGTCCAACAGCCGTATTAAAATTTGATAATTGTTCATTATATAATGCGCCATTTCCAATAGCCACATTATAAGATCCACCTAACAAACTTTTTCCAGCAACACCACCAATTAATGTATCTCCAGAACCTGTCGTCACAGCTTCACCAGCCCTAGCACCCACAGCTACATTAAAAACATTATTATCAGAACTTGTATTAAGTTGCGCGGCTAATGCCTTATGACCAACAGCAACTGTCATATTGGTATTGGTTTCTGTCTTTAATGCTTCATTACCTACAGCAACATTATAATCACCTGTCGTAATAGCCGTACCAGCATCATGCCCTAAAAGCACATTGTACTGTCCACCACTTTGAATACTATCACCAGCATTTTGACCAGCAATCAAATTATCTGTTCCTGATGTAGTCGTATTAATAGCACTTGCTGTTATTGTTCCTGTAATTATGCTAGATGCAAAATTTGTGATTGCTGTATATTTAGCACTATTGGCATTAGTCGTTAATGGCTGCGCACCACTACTTGTATGCGCTGTATTAACAATAAAATGATCAGATGTACTCGTATCTTTTACAATATCTCTTTCTTGATATGCTGTATCAGCAGCCCAATCACCTCTAAGCGTACCTATTTCCTGGGTTGCAATTGGTGTACCTGTGCTATCAAACGATAATATTTTGTTGGCTCTAGCTGTGGTATCTTCTTCTATTTCTGGATAGGTAGACCCTATTTGCGAACCAGAACTATCAAGAAGATTAGAACGACTAAATTTTATAGATCTGTCTACAGCTTCTTGTACACCTTGTATCTGCATTACCACTTTATCAAATTGTTCTTCAATAAGTGTTGCAGAAAATGGATCATTATCAACAAGGTCCAGTTCCTGTGTTTGTGGTTGTTGTCTGCGTAGAATTACCTTTTCACCGTTTGCCGGTCTAAAATCAGTTGTAGAATAATGAGCATCAGAACTAGTTCCTGTATTAAACTTAAACAATATATTACCACCACTAGTGTTACCTACAGAAGAGGTTGGAATAATATAATGACTATTTAGTGTTTTTTCTGTTTCCACACCAGCTGCACTACGTACAATAACTTTTAAGTCACTGGCTGCAAAAATCTTAAAGGTAAAACTAAAACTATGTGTCGATCCATCCGCTGATAAAATAACAACATTTGTACTAGATGATACTGTCATTAATTTTTCATCCTTTCTTTTGCATTATATACTTCTCTTAAATTATCATAGCCATCTAATTCTAGTAATTTTGGTATAGCTGCATCATAAAACATATCTTCTAACCGTTTTATAATAGCCATTTTATCTTCTGTTTTAGCTGTTGGACTATGATAGGCAGATGCACCAAATTTTTTACCAATACTTGTATTATTAATTAAACCAGTTAAAGCTTCATTAAATTTATAACCTTTTACCAATACACCGTTTTTACGGCTTTTAGCTAAATTGTTAAAATCATATATTTCACCATCTGATAGTTTCATACCACTTAATTTTTTTCTTACAGACAATGGATAATCTAAATCACCTGATAATCTATACAAACGTAACATTTCTAAATCTACACTATCTAATTCTTTTGCTTGCTTGTATTTCATGCCGGTTAAGAAATTCCAGGTTGCAGC